ACGGTGCGTATGGTGTTGTGCCCGGCTTTGTAGTCTAATCCCCCCGCAGGGGTTCTCGACCTACTCAAGCCCACGGAAGTGGGCGGAAACCAGCAAATTTCCCTCAAAAAATCCAAAGGGCGCGTCAGCGCCCCGCGAGAATTTTTGAAAAAAGATGCTGAAAGTGCTATCACTCAGCTGTCTTTTGAGTGCATACACGCCATAAAAAACGCTATACAATACTTTCAAAACCTGTTCGTTAGGAGGTATTGTATGGCAACTAACAAGCGCGTCTTTACGTTGCGCCTGTCCGATGAGGTTTTTGACAAAATCGGTGTTCTTGCGACAAAAGAGCATCGGTCCATCACGAACTACATAGAGTATGTGCTGCTCAAGCATCTGGAAGAAGTTGAGCGAGAGCAAGGGGAAATCAATCTTGATGACCCCAAAGGAGACTAAAGCATCATGTCAGTTTTGAAATCCAAGCGCACAGAAAGCAAGGCGGAGTATGTGAATGTCGCCAACGCGATTTACATTGAAACGATAAACTTCCTGACCCGCATTTCCGCAAGGTATTCCAGATTGATTGCAGAGCCGGTCGCAAAGCTGGCGGGTGAGGTGATAGACCACGCTGAAAAGGCGAACAGCATCTATCCCTCAGACGATCAGCGGCGCCAGCTTCGCAAAGCACATCTTCTGGAAGCGCGGGCATCCCTGATGGCGCTGGATGTTCGGTTGACTCACTGCTATCTCATCATGACCCAGAACCCGCAGGGATGTTTCACAACTCCCTCAGGGAAAAGTGTCGATGCGAAGAAAGCAACTGAAAGACTGGACAAAATGGCTCAAAAGTTGGGTGAGCTGATTGACAAGGAAAACGACCTGCTGCAAGGCATGATCGGAACGGTCAATCGGAAAGCCTGATTTTTAAGTGGGTGTATCTCTGTCAATTCCTGCGGCGGCGGTCTGGTGGCTGCGGTCGCCGAACTACAACAACATCAACAACAACAACTACTTCTGCGCGGTTTCGTCGTCGGGGTCGTTGGACTATAACAACGCTAACAATGCGTATGGTGTTGTGCCCGGATTTTGCAATGCTTGGTCACATGGAGTAGCCATAGGTGAAAGACGACCATAGCAAAAGGAGAGGTACTTCCCTGAGGGTCAAACCTCTAAAACTGCTTTTCGATATGCTGACACGGACGCTTCTTGCATGGCGCGGGATGCATCTTACCGCGTTTCATGTGCCGGCATAAAGCAGATTAGACGATGCCCTACAATTCATCTGTACGAGGAGCGAATACTTTTATGACAAGTCAGGAGCGCCATGAAGCACGATACCAGCGCCGCCGGGCAGCACGCCGAGCCAGACAGGAAGCTCGTTGTGCCGCCCTCGGTTCGTTGGGAGAAGTATTCAGTTACCACACGATGTTCAAATATGGCCGGAAATGCTGCAACGGTGTACGCTGGAAGCAGAGCACGCAGAACTTTGAGCGGCATCTGTTTTCCCACACAGCGAAGCAGCGGCGGCTTATTTTGGCCAAAAGGTGGCGGCCTAAGAAATACGTTCATTTCACGGTCTGCGAACGCGGCAAGATTCGTGGGATTGACGCTCCTCATATTACAGACCGACAAATCCACAAGGTCATCAGCAAGGAAGTGTTGGAGCCGCTTTACGACCCCAGCATGATCTATGACAACGGTGCAAGCCGGATTGGTAAGGGACTGCACTGGCAGATCAAGCGCATCAAACAGCAGCTGGCACGGCATTACCGCAAGTATGGCCGTGCGGGCGGGGTGTTGCTGCTCGACCTGAAGAAGTTCTTTCCTTATGCACCCCATTCTATCATCTATCAGCGGCACCAGCGGTATATCCTGAACCCTGATTTTCGGCGGATAGCAGATACCATTATTGATACTGCTCCCGGCGAATTTCCGGGCCGTGGGATGCCGCTGGGCGTCGAGCCGAGCCAACAAGAAATGGCGGCAATGCCCAGTGCTGTGGACAACTGGATCAAATGCCAGATGTCCACGCATAGCGCCGGACACTACATGGATGATTACTGCATCATTCTCCCGGATATCGAAGATCTGAAAAATCTGGGCCGCGCTATCGTGCGCCAGTTTGAAATCCGCGGCATCCCGGTCAACAAGAAGAAATGCAAGATCATCCCGCTGACGAAGCCGTTCCGCTGGTGCAAGGCTCGTTTTACCTTGACCGAGACCGGAAAAATCAAAGTCAATGGTAGCCGTGATGGTGTGATACGCGCACGGAGAAAACTGAAGCTGTTCCACCGTGAATGGCTGGCCGGGAAACGTACCCTGCAGGAGGTGGCGCAGTATATGAACTGCCAAGAAGCCTACTATAAAAATTTTGATGACCATGGGCGGCTGCTGCGTCTGCGGCGGCTTTGCTATGCAATTTTTGGAGGTAGAGTGCCTTGTTCAAAATCATCAAAGCCAGTGATGGCACCGTCCTTGCCTTGACCGAGGACGTGACCTACATCAAAAAAGCCGACAACGGCTGTTATATCCTCTGCCCGGAGCCTGATGCTTCGGGCATTTCTTATGCCGGCACACCGTATCATCTGCTCGATCGTGACCCTATGGGGGACGATTTGGAAAGCGTTATGCTGGAGCAGACCGATATTGGAAGCTGGGTCACGGAAACCCAAACCGCCATCGAGGATGCTGATGCTCTCAACGTGGATCAGGCGTACCGCCTGACCCTGTTGGAGCTGGGCATCACTGATGATACCGATGCTTCTTGAGAAAGGGGGTGAACTGAATGCTGTATCGTACTTGCAAGCGCATGATTGAAAAGGGCAACACCGCTGGCATGGCAACCAAGCTGGATGTCTTTTACGCTGCCAACAAGCTGACCGAGGACGAGTATAACGAGCTGACCGCTCTGCTCGCCGAGAAGACCGAGAAGAAAGAGCAGGTCTAACCCATGGAGCATGAACGCTTTATCGCCCGCCGCCGGGCGCGCTTCGACGGCATAGATGGAAAAGTGAATATTCCCTATGGAACCGCCCTGACTTGTCAGGACGGTTTTCTTATGCACAAAAACCAGCGCGTGTGTGCTGTAGGGAGCCAGAACGGCATGGACTGCTTTGTGCAGGACGATGACGGTAACGGCACCCTGCGCGGGGAACTGGTAGGGAACATCCAGCGGTGCCTTGAGCGCCGGGATGCGGACTATCAGACCCGCTGGAACCGGGTTTGGGCATCGGCACTCTGCCAAAAGTACCACCGCCCGGAGTCCGAAGACTACTGGCTGTGGGCGAGAGCGTTTTTTGATGCTCCGATTTTTGATTTGCAGGCAATCGCCGCGCTGGTTCAGTGAGGGGGATGGCTGTGAATCTGAAAGAATTATTCTGGAGCGGTGGCGGGATGGTTTTGGTGCTGCTCTCGCTCATTGAGGTTTCGCCCATCAAGATCAATCCGTGGAGCAGGCTTGCGAAAATCATCGGACACGCCCTGAATGCTGAAGTGCTGGAACAGCAGAAGCAGACCCAGAAAAAGCTGGAGGAGCATATCCAAGTTGATGATGAGCGCAATGCCAATCTTCTGCGTACCCAGATCCTGCGCTTCAATGACGAACTGATTGATGATAAGCACCACACGAGGGAGCATTTTATCGAGATTTTGGCCGTCATTGATGCCTATGAGGACTACTGCCGCAGTCACCCCGACTACAAAAACAACCGCTGCATCTGTGCGGTAGCGAATATCAAACGGGTGTACAATGAGCGGCTTCAAAAGCACGACTTCTTATAAGGAGGCATGAAGCGTGAGTGTTATCACCTATAAGCGCGGCGACAAAACCGCGCTGACGAAGAATTTCAGCCGGTACGAGTTCGACTGCCCGTGCGGCTGCGGAACTCAGATGGTAGACCCGGAGCTGGCCGAGAAGCTCCAGCGTATCCGGGATGTGGTCGGGAAGAAGATCAAGATCACTTCCGGCTACCGCTGTCTGAAGCGCAATCAGGACGCTGGCGGCGGTACGAATAGCCGTCACCGCTACGGTATGGCCGCCGATTGGAGGCTTGAAGATCGGAGCCTGAACCCGGTCGCTCTGGGTATCCTTGCCTCGGCGGTCGGCTTCGGCGGCATTGGCATCTACTGGTACGCCGGGAATATGTTCTGCCATGCCGATACGCGCGGGACAAAGGCGACGTGGCTGTGCGATGCAAAAAAGCACTACCCGTCCACGACCTACCTGAAGTTCGTCCTGCCGACCATCCGCCGGGGTTGCACCGGGGATGCAAACCGTGCAGCCACGAAGATGCTCCAGCGGCTGCTGGGGCTGACCCCGGACGGCATTTTCGGCGAGGGCACCGAGAACGCTCTGCTGAAAGCGCAGGAGGCGCACGGACTGGCCGTGGACGGCATCTGCGGCCCTGCCAGTTGGCGGGCAATTTCTGGGGCCAACAAGTATCTGTGACATAGGAGGAAACCATCATGGAAGCTATTCTGAGTTTTATTCCCGTGCCTGTCGCTGTCATTCTGATGGCGGCGGGTTTTATTTCGCTGGCAGTCGGTGGCATCCGGCTGGGCTACAAGGCCACCGTCAAGGATCTGGCGCTGGAGCTGGTCGAAAAAGCTGAACTGTCCATCATGGGCAGCGGGCAGGGCTCCAAAAAGAAGAAGCAGGTGTTCGCGGCTCTCCGCGCCAAGTGCCCGGCGGCTATCCGCTGGGCTATCACCGACGAGGTGCTGGACGCTGTTATCGAACACGCCTTTGATGTTATGACCGCAGCACTTGGCAAAAAGTCTTGACTGCTGCATGAGTGCCGTGTAAAATAGAGGCACTTGAAAAGCTTCGGCTTTTGTAGAGAGTGGCCCGGCATGGTCCACTCTTGATTTTATATTTGGCTGCTCCGGCGGCGCGCAAAAATCCCCCTCTGCTTTGTCGAAGCCCTGCGAACCTCGCGGGGTATGTGTAGGCAAAGTGGAGGGGGATTTTTTGTTTTCTTAGAACTTCATCTGCGCAGCATCTTCAACGCTCACGTCATCGATTACCTCCGAAGATCTCCGTTGTATACGCGAACCAGCACCCAGTCAGACAGGGGTTTGACGTTTCCGATCCAGTCCCGGAGGGCTTCATCGGTGCCGCAAGCCTCGCAGATGTACACGCCCTTGGCGTGGCGGCTCAATGCACCGTGGGTCAGCTTGTCCGGCATCCTCTCGCCGCAGCGGGGACACAGCGGCCAGCCCTGCTCCTGATCGGCCTGCATCCTGGCAATAATCTTTTCGTCTGTCATTGTTTAATCCCTCGTCAATTCATATTTTCACGTTCCCAGTCGACCCAGCGGTAAATTTCTTTGCCGGACATGGATTCCGGCTTGCTGGTCTTGATGTAGTCCTGCTGGCCGAAGATTTCCAGCCGCTCGATGTTGTGCGGGCTCTGGGTGATGATTTTCGCCGGGCGGCCAACCTCGCTGCCGGGGATCTCGATGCGGTACAGATACAGATTGCTGTCAAAATACCAATCGCTCTTGATGTACCGTTCTTCGGCATCCGTGCTCTCGATGGCCTCGATGTACTCGCTCAGCGCACCGAAGACTTCCAGCCGGGTGGGTGCTTTGTCGAAGTCGGTCACATCAAAGAGTTTGATGTAGGAGATTCGGCCACGCTCAACGGCAAACTCTTCGATGGTGCCGGAATATTTGTAAAGTTTCATCGTCATATCCTCCGAACGCCCGTATAGCCAGATAGCACAGCTTTCAAAATCACTTGCTCTGGGTGCTTGCCACGATTCCGCCAAGGCACAGCCAGTGGCGGCCATCGGCGTTGCGTTTCCATTCGCCGCCGAGCGTTTCAAATGCGGCAATCATGCCGTAGTAGCTGATCTCCGGCTCGGTAGGCAGCCTCTCTCCGTCATCGTTGTACTCGGCACGGCCGGCAGCAATGTCCATCTCGGCATCAGACCGGGCGTATGCCCACTGGTTATCCAGCCTTTCGGCCAGACGCTGGAGGGAAGCGCGAATATCGGAAATTTTCATGGTCTACTCCTTTACCATTCATAGGAGCCGCGCCGCTGGCTGGCTTCCATGCGTTCCTTTTCAATCATGGCGGCGATCCGGGACTTCTCTTTGATGCTGAGGCCCCAAGCCTTTTCACAGGGGATGGCAACAATGAAGCCGTCCTCATGGATGCCGTACTCATTGAAATCTTCATCAACGTACCGTTTGCAGTTGTGCGGTCGGTCGTTGAAGTCATATTCGACCTCATCAGGAATGCGGGTCAGCTTGCCCCTGATGGGGAAGTTGTTCAGCTTTGCAAATTCTCGGATGGTCATGGTGCTTCTCCTTACTCAATCGCTTCTTCAATGCTGCTGGTGGCATCTTCCAGACTGCTTACTGCATCGGACAGACTTTCGCAGATCTCTTCGATATGCTCGTACCGTTCGCCGCTCTGGAAGTTTTCGGGGATGTTGTCCCGGTATTCTTCTTCCTCAGTCTGGATTTCCTCAAGCTGAGTCTGGAGGGTCTCAAGCTGATCAATGATGGCCTGCAGGGCCTTTCTGCGTTCTCTGTTCATATATATTCTCCTTGATTTTTCATCGGTGGGTGGTTATAATTAAAAAGCGAGGGCGGCG